AATGGCCGGAACTGATCTCTACCTCCGTATCCTGATTTCGGCCCAGGATAGCGCGTCAGGCGTCATAGGAACTGTCGCGGGCGGCCTCTCGGGCATCGTCAGCGGGCCGTTTAAGCAACTGGCCAATGGGATGGGAAACCTCTCCTTTGGCCTGCGCAACCTGGGGACGGCCGGGACCATCGGCATGGATGCGCTCAGCCAGGGCGCTGTACAGGCAGGAAACGCGCTGTGGAAAATCGCAACCACCGTTGGACTGGTCGCGGCCGTCGTCGCGATCGCCATCGGGGTCATCGCCGTCAGGGCAGCCGGTGACTATCAATCGGCCTTAACCCGCCTGTACACAACCGCCGGTGAGACGCAAGCAAACCTTTCGATGGTCGGGCAGGGCATGCTTACCATGTCCACCGAGGTCGGTACCGGCGCGCAGACCCTGGCTCAGGCCATGTATTTTGTGGAGAGCGGCGGCTTCCATGGCAAGGCTGGTCTCGATGTGCTCAGAATTGCCGCCATGGGGGCGAAGGCGGAAAATTCTGATCTGAACCTGGTCGTCAAAACGCTCGTCTCCACGCTTAACGCCTACACGGGTACCGGGCTCACGACCGCCGGTGCCATGAATACGTTGATTGCCGCCGTGTCACAAGGGCACATGACTCTCAATGACCTGGCCGGGGCGGTCTCTAACGTGCTGCCCGCGACCGCACGCTTCCATATTTCCCTGATCGACACCACCGGCGCGATAGCTGAGATGACCAAGCAAGGGGATAACGCCAGTTCAGCCGCTACCCACTTGCGCCAGATGATCCTGGCCTTAGAGTCCCCGTCCAAGATCGGTGCAGCAGCTATGAAGTCGGTCGGCTTATCAGCACAGCAAATCTCCGATGAGATGAAAAAGAGCCTGCCAGGCGCTATCCAGATGGTGACTGATGCGGTTGGCAAGAAATTCCCCGAGGGCAGCGCTGCCTACAACAAGGCGATCCGCGATATTGCAGGCGGCTCGCGTCAGATGATGGGCTTTTTGGAACTCAGTGGTACCCATGCCAAAGATTTCGCCGCTATCGTCAAAACCATGGCCGGTGATGTCAAAGCCGGTGGATCATCCATCATGGGCTGGGCCGCCGTCCAGGGGAACTTTAATTTTAAGCTTGATCAGGCCAAAGCCGCTGGTCAGGCGCTCCTGATCACCATTGGGCAAGGGTTACTCCCGGCACTCACCAACATCGTGGCGGCGGTTGTGCCCATTATCACTGGTTTTACGCAGTGGGTCGTCCAGAGTCATGCGGTAGAGAACGTTGTCCGGGTCGTGGGTACGGCCTTCATGGTGCTAGGCACCATCGTGGGGGGCATCGTCCATTTCTTCCAAAGCAATGAAGTGGCGATGGACGCGCTGAAGGCGACCCTGATTCTCGTTGCGATCGTGGTCGGCGTGGTTCTGGTGGCAGCCTTTGTGGCCGCCGCCGTTGCCGTGTGGGGGTTTACCATCGCGCTCCTCGCTAATCCCATTACCTGGATTGTGATCGCCATCATTGCCGTAATTACGGGCATTATCCTGGTGATCACGCACTGGGGCCAGATTATGTCCTGGCTCGGGGGCATCTTTTCCTGGCTGGGCTCACTTGCCCATGCCGTGTTTTCCGCGATGGGCGCCTTTATCGGGGGTGTCTTCTCGGCAATAGGAACATTCATCCATGACAAGCTCGTCTGGATTCAGCAGACCGTTGGGGGCATATTTGACGCCATCGGCTCAAAAATCCATGCGGTGCTATCCGGAATCGGCTCGTTTGTGGGTGGCGTATTCTCAGCAATAGGAACATTTATCCATGATAAGCTGACGGCCGCGGCCACGTTTGTGTACCAAAAAGTGCAGGACATCCAGAACTTCTTCAAGCAGCTGCCAGGAAAAATTCTCTCTGCCCTGGCGACGCTCGGCGGTATCCTGCTGGCCCCTTTCAAGTGGTTCTATGACCATAACTATTATGTCAAGGCGGCGGTAGATGCGATCAAGCTCGATTTGACCAATCTGAAAAACCTCATCGGTTCGATCTTCTCCGCCATCGGCACGACCATCCAGAATTTTCTGACCTGGCTGAAAAACAACGTGGGGGTGGCCTTCGACTGGGTAGGAACACACGTGCATGATGTGCTGACGGCCACAAAAAACGTCGTGGGGGCGATCTTCTCAGCCATCGGGACCTTCATCCATGACAAGCTCGTCTGGATTCAGCAGACCGTTGGTTCGATCTTCTCCGCCATCGGGACGTTTATCAGCGATAAACTGACCTGGATCAAGAATCTCGTTGGGACGATATTTAGCGCCATCGGGACCTTCATTCACGATAAACTGACCGCTGCCAAAAATGACGCGGGCTCGATATTTTCGACCATGGGTAGCCTGGTTTCGCAAAAAGTGACCGACCTCAAGAACGCGGTGGGCAACATATTCTCTCAACTCGGCACGCTCATGCACCAGAAACTGGTGGACGCCTGGAACTCCCTCGTCAGTTTCGCCTCTGGCTGGCCATCCAAGGCTGCACAGTGGGGAATCGATCTCATTCAGGGACTGATTGGTGGCATCGGTCAGAAACTACAGGACCTCAAGAATATGATGGGCAATGTCGCGGGGGCCATCGGCAACTTCCTGGGTTTCCACTCTTCTGTTTTTGGTGTGCCGCCAGAGGGGGCCGGCAAAGATGCCGACAAGTGGATGCCAGCGCTCGTCAAGGGTCTGACCGGCGGGCTGCTAGCCGGTATCCCTCAAATGCAGAGCGCCCTGGGTGCGCTTGTGGCGCCGGTCAAAAGCACGCTTACCGGGGTTACGCCTGGGCCGTCTACGCTTCCTCAACGATCTACGGCCAGCGCCCCGATACAAAGCCGCGGGCCAGTCACCGTCAATCTCACGGTCACGACGCAGCAGTTAGACCCGCGGGAGGCGGACCGCCTTATCGCGTATATGGCCGATAAGTTACGCGCACAGCTCGGTAACGTGTAGAAAGGCGGTCGTATGGCAACATATCTGGCGACCGTCCTGGCCGATAGCCCTGTGGCGTACTACCGCTTAGGTGAAGCGAGTGGCACCTCTGCCGCTGATAGCTCCGGCAACACCTCTACAGCCACCATCTCTGGCGCTGGCATCACCTACAGTCAGGCGGGGGCCATCAACGGGGACGCCAACACGGCGTTGCTCTTCGATGGCGCAGCGGGCAAGATCACCACGCCCTCCGGTGTGAATATTGTGGGCTGGGGCGCCATCACCGTTGAGGCCTGGGTGAAGCTCACGAGCAACTCGTTTGGGAATAAAGCGACCATTTGGGCTACGGGGACGACTCCCACCAACAGTGGCGACGGCATGAAGTTCTGGATTGGCAATAACGGCACCAATGGCGGCTTTGCCGTGGGCGTCACCGGCAACCAGTGGGCGCAGGCCATTTTCTCCCAGACCTTTACCGCCGGGGTCTGGTATCACGTGGCGGGGGTGTGGAACGGCAGCGTGGTTAAGGTCTACGTCAACGGCGTGCTGAACGGTTCTACTGGCTCGCTCTCCGGCTCTTTGGATGATACGGGCTTTCACCCGGCCATCGGGCAAGATCCGCAAGCGGGCAGCGACTACTTCCCCGGGACGCTCGACGAGCCCGCCCTCTATAGCCACGGGTTATCGGCCGCCCGTCTCTCCACGCACTATGCGACGGCCGTGGCGCAACTGGCCCCCACACAGCCACAACCGAGTTTCATCACCAACGCCCCCGGGAACGTGCTCTTGCTCATTAATGACGTGTGGTATCCGACCATCCGGCAGGAAAGCGTCCATATCGATAGGACGGCCTCTGATCCCATCCCGACGTTTACGCTGGACATCCAGGACGACCCGTCGCATATTCCGCTCTCCGAACTGATGGAAGTGGTCTTCATCGACGCCGGGCAAATCCCGAACCCCACGCATAACCTGCTGTCCAACCCGGCCATGAACCCGTACACGACCAAATGGACGTACACCTCACGCGCAGGTGTCACGCCCTCCCAGAATACCGGTGGCGGGCTCATCCTCGCCTTTGCGAACGCGGCCATTGCCACCAATGCCGTCTTGCAGCAGAGCACGCAGAGCGGGGACGTCTCGCCCGGTCAGTCCTATATGGCGAGCATCCAGGTGCAGGGGGGCGCCACACCCACCAATATCAAGGCCGTGCTGCAGGTCAATCTCTATGATGGCTTTGGCGCGCTTGCCAGTACGGTCTCCAACTTTGGGGCACTGCCGGTCAGTACGACCCTCACACAGTATCAGCTTTCGTTCACCGTGCCGCCAGGGGTCGCCACCGCGCAGATGCAGCTCAGCTACCAGACCACCAGCGCGACCAATAGCGGCACCATCACCTTTACGCAGGCGCAGTTAGAGCCCATGTGCTTTACCGGCGGCAACTACCAGCTCAGCTATCCCACGCCCTGGGCTGCCAGTGGGCAACTGAACTGCTTTGTTTTGCCGGACGGCACCACCGTACGTCAACTGCGGTTGTTTGGGGGCTACATCACCAAGGCGATCGCAGGCGAGCATGTGGGCCTCAACCGGCGCTGGAACGTGACGGTTTCGGGCTACGCCTGGTTGCTACAAAAACAACTCCTCAATGACTCCTGGACAGCGCAGAATGATAGTGTGATCCTCTCCGGGATTGTGACCAAGTATTTCGCCGGGGTCTTCTCGACCGCGCAGGTGGCCACGGGGGCGCAGTATTCCAACACCCTGGCCTATGCCTACAACGGCACAGCCAGAGACGCCTTCGATGCGGTAGCGGCCAATTCCAACTTCATCTACTACATCGACGCCTATCGCACGATCTGGTACCAGCCACCGGGCTATGCGACGCTGGCCTTCGCGCTTTCGGACTCGCCAGACGAACTCACCTCCTTCGAATACTACGCCTACTCACGGGATTTTGACGCCACGCAGCTGGCCAATATCACGTATGTGACCGGCGCCACAGGGGTAGCCTGGCTGGAGTATGACGCGCAATCGATTGCCACCTACGCCATCAAGACAGGGGGCTCTGGCATGTACTGGCGGGCGGTGAGTGATTCGGCTATTGCCAGTAACGCTGCCGCGCAGAGTCGCGCCATCGGGGAGACCACCCAGTTCAACTACGCGCGGCCCATTGTCCACTTGAGTACGAATCAATTTATGATTCCGGGCTACACGGTCTTATTTACCAGCGCCACGGATGGCTACTCGCTGGCAGTGTTTCTGGTGCAAAAGGCCACGCTGATCCTGTACGGCTTCAAGTCGCTGTTTCAGGCGGTCTACGAGTGCCAGTGCGATTTGGGGGCGTTCAATCCTGATTTGACGAATGTGCTGGGGAAAGTCTTGCGTCGCCAGAATGCCGCCACCAACACGGCAGGCCCAGCCTACTACGGACCCATTCCGGCAGTCACCGCGCCCATCGGGGTGATGGCGACTGAACAGATGGGCTTTCGCGATACGGTGCAGGTCACGGTGACTTCAACGGCCACGATTGCAGGCATACCTACGACCCAGTACGGGGGAGCCGCCGCGACGTATGGCAATAGCTTAGTCGGGTATGGATAGGGGGAGACATGAGCATACAAGCAGCATGTACCGACACGCTGGGTTTCACGCCGCCGCCGGGCAAGCCTCATCAGTTTGCCGAGGGCATCATTCGCGTACGCCGCCTGCCTGACGACTGGACAGAGGACGAATACCGCTACTGGTGGCTACCTGAACGCGATAGCGCGGGGCGCTTGCTCAGGCTACCACGTATGGGGGAACGGGAAAAGGACAGCTATACCACGGATGTCTTTCCTAACCTGATCATGACCGCCGGGCGCACACAGGTCCTCACCTACATTGGCGGCACTGCCGGCAGCACGGTGGCCTTTGGCAAGTACCTGGCCATCGGCACAGGCGCCATCCTGGCACCGGGGCCTGCCGATACGAGTCTGGCAACCGAAGTGTTTCGCAAGTTGCAGGCAGGCTTCACCGTCCAGGGCACACAGGTGGACATCAACTTCGCGCTCTTATCCGGTGATGCCAATGTGACCATGACCAACGCTGGACTATACGGGGCTGCGGCCACCGCCACGCTCAATTCTGGCACATTAGAAACACACGCGCTCTTCAGTTATGTCAAGGGGGCCTGGACGATAGCGATTGACTACCTGGTCAATCTTTTATAGGAGGGCGACATGCCGTATCAGGTAGGGACCGGGCAAACGATCAACGCCGCTGACATCAACCAACTGGCCGTCATCCTGCAAAGGCCATCGGGCTCTCAGGAGTCGGGGAAGTATTTCCTGACGGATTCCAGCTATGCGACGGGGGCCGTCATCGGGGATTATGTCAACTCGATTTCACGTACGGCCACGCCCGTCAGTGTCAGTATCGATACGCTGGACCAGGCACCAAGCAATTGTGGCACCCCCACAACCGATCACCTGACATCGAGCGGCTTTCGGGTGGTGGTGACCTCTACCGGCACTGCGGTAAGCGTCCTGGCCGGTGGCGGCTTTACGATCTCATACTGAGCAAGGGGGAACGATGACACTCTCACATGTGAACGCGGGCGATCAGGTGATGGCTGCCGATATCAATGGCATCGTCGATGGCGTGAATGCCCTGGACACGAGCCACACCTTTAGCGGACTGGTAACCGCCAATGGCTCGCCGACCAGTCTCACGGCGGCCCATGATGTGACCGTCAACGGCACGCTGAATGTTCCTGGCACGCTCAACGGCAATACGATCCAGTTTGCTTTGGGGCAGGTCACACGCTGGTCCAAATTTACTGGGACGGCTACCACGACCTCAACATTCTTCAACCACGGGTTGGGGGCTGTTCCAGATATCGTATTGCTGCAACTAGACGGCACCTCAAACACGGCACATAGCGTGTGGGCCGATTACGGATCGATGAGTAGCTCTCAGGTCAAAATCACGGCAGATGGAACAAATCCATTTGTCGGGCTGGCGATCAAGTTCTAAGGAGGGAATATGCTGATACGAGTAGAAGGGGGACTCCTTTCCTGGCACTGTGTCATCTTCGATGAGGATGGCGACCTGGTGAGTTGTGGCAAGCGATCAGCGTGCCAGGTGGACCAGGCGCAGTATAGGGAAGCGCCTCTTACCGAAAGCCTGGGCAAAGGCGCGGTGATGGCGCTGCCGCGCTGCACATGTGGGGCACAGATGTTTCTCAAGGCGGACTACTCCTTAAAAGAGTTGTGGAAAAATACGCTCACGGTGAAAAACGAGCAGGGCGTCGTGTGGGCCTATGTGCTCACACTTGCCCATGCGCGGAACCTGTGGGCGCACTGGCTGCTCTATGAACGTGGCCTGGCGCCTATCGCGCCGCTCTTGTCGCTTCCACCACCACATACCATGATCGGCAACCTGGAGATGACGCATAGCCTGTGGTTCGGCTTTGCTGTGGCGCGGGCGCACCTCACCGCCATTGGCGCGGTGCGTGAGCTTGAGCTCTTGAAAGGGGGACAACCATGGCCATCCTACAACTCGTGCTGACGCTGATCTTTTACGTGTGGCTGTTTCTGATGGCCTATCTGCTGTGGAAACTCGCCTCAGGCAGCAACGCGCACGTCCACCGCCTGCAAACGATGCTCAATGAGAATGCGCAGCGGAGTGCGGAGGCGGCCATGAAGTCGGCAGAGGCAGCGCACAAGGCCGCGGAGGCGACAGGCCGAGCGGTAGCCCTGCTGGAGCATGAGCGGCATGCCTGAATTCATCACCAATGCGGTGCCAGGCGCCATCATTGCGCTCGTTATTGGCATACTGGGGGTCGTCGCGTACCGCAGATTCAACACGAAGCAACTCGGAGAGATTCAGGAGCGGCTCATCGAAGCACAAGAAAAGGAAATCAAGCGCCTCAGGCGCGAGGTGGCGGCCATGCGGGCGGCGCTCAAGCACCTGGGGATTGAAATAGAGATTGATGGCAATGAAGTCATCCTGATTGATGAGCAGAAACCCAAACGCACGCGCATCATGACGGTCAGTATCGAGGATAACGTGAAAAACGGCACCACCAAGGAGGGCTGATCCTCCAGTTTATATCTCGTCCCCAGTGCCTGGTCAGCAGACAGTGAGGAGGGGATGATAGGAGTTAGTATGAGCGAATTACTCGTCGTCAACTATCCGCCTTATCACAAAAGTGCGGTGAAGCCACGCGGCTTTGCGGCTTTTTGCGAGATGGTGGACACACAGGGCAAAATCACCGGCATCTGGGAGCTGGTGCAGTGGAATCCAAAGACTGGCAAGGTGCGCTCGCGCCTGTGGAACAAGAACGTGGTCACCGACAATGGGGCGATCAACATTCTGGCCTCGGCCATTGCGGCGGCATCCAACGCCAACCCCTGGAATGATATCTTGATCACCAACAACAGCGCCTCCACGACGCTGACGGTGGCCTCTGGCACCGTGGCGATTACCAGTCTCTCAGTGGCCGCGCTGCCGGCGGCGCTGCCAGCCAATACCACCATCCAGATCGGCTATGGTGGCGGTACCACGCAAAACATTCCCGGACCGACGGGCGTCACGGCACAGGGCGCAACGACGCTGACGGTGCCGTCCTTTACGCCGTCTATCAACTTCCCAATTGGCACAGCGGTGGTACCCGTCCCGAGCGTGACCGATAATCCAACCAACGCCAACCTGACCTTTAATGCCACGACCCCACTTTCGCAGTACAGCGGCGCGCTCTCTGCCGGGGCCTTTACCTACACAGCCACCACCGGGGCAGGCAATCGCAACGTGGTCGTGACCTTCGTCTTCAAGACGGCGACCAACGGTGGCTCTACCGCTATCGGCAACTATACCGACGCGTGGCTGGTGAATGTGGCCTCGGGCGCAGCTAATACGACATCAGGGCTCTTTGTGGGCAACTACGTGGCACACGAGATCAATACGCCCATGCGCGTGGATAACTCAAATAACGTGACCGCGACCATCACCATCAAGATATAGAAAGGATAGATTTCATGTCAGTTATTCCTACTGATAGCGCACATGTACAGTTGATGCTACAAAATGACGCACAACAATTACGGACATTTCTTGACTGGGTCAATGATCGCTACAATGCCTGGAACCAGAATTGCAGCACAGCCGCACAGATGACCACTGCTGGCATTAACTCAACTGGGAGTCCATCAGATCAAAACAGGGTAACGGCCTTTATTGGCGCTTTGAACACCATACGGCTCATCTCCAGTAATCAAGCAGCTACTCAGTCCGATATGGGATTTGCGTTGCGCGATATTCTAGGCGTACTGTAAGGATTAGGCGCTTATGACCGTTCTCTATGGCTCAGCAGTCGCTGATACCACGCTCACCACCGCCTGCCTGATGGCAACGGCCTCAGGCGGCGTGGAGACGAGCAAAGTCAGCAACTACACTGGTACCGGTAACTTTGGAGAAGTGTGGTCAAAGGGAACCGCTGGTGTCGCTGCTGTATCATCCATCCCGGCCCCAACAGGCCACGGATGGGTTTATTACCCAGGGGCCGGGACATTTGCAGCGGGCAACTGGGCGCTTGTGCTGACCTACGCGGCCTTTGCCAATAACCAGGGCAACCAAACGTTTCGTGCCTACAAGCTTTCAGGTGGGGTCTATACCGCTATCGGGACGATCCTCTTCACCGCGACGGCCACGGCTAAAACGACGTACTCTCCTACGGCGGTTTCCATGCCAGCGGTCACCACTGGGGCCTCAGATGGCATCTATTTTGATCTCTGGTACCAGGATAATACCGGCGCGGGTGGTGAAAGTGCCACGATTTATGAGTCCACGTCCTCTACTGCTGGCGTGGCCTCTGATCTGCAGGTCACGACGAGCACGTTTACGGCTGGGGGCATCACCAATAACACCATGGCATCCACTGATGCGCTGGTTGTTTCGGATCTCGGTCCGGCGCTGCAAAGCTGGCCAGCAGAGGCGCTTACCATCACAGAGAGCATCCTGTACACCGCTACCGCGCTCCCGGTCGATGGGCTCAGCGCTGCTGATCGCCTGCTTGCAACCGATACCGCGCTGCCGTCAGATGCGGCTTCCGTCTCTGACCTGGGTGGAAGTCTCCAGCGCTGGCCCATCGATACAATACCAGCGACCGATAGCCTGCTCGCTACCGACACGGCGCAAGCCAGCGAAAGTCTTGCAGCAACCGATAGCTTCTTACAAACGGATACCGCGCTGGAGGTTGAGTCACTCATCGTGAGCGATGTGGGTGGGAGCTTGCAGCGCTGGCCAGTGGACGGACTCAGCGCGAGTGATCGCCTGCTTGCACAAGAGACCGTGCTGTCTACTGAGGCACTCTCGGCGGGAGACAGTTTCCTGGCCACCGATAGCTATCTCCCTGTTGAGCAGATTCCGGTGGCTGACACGTTCAGCACTGGCGCAGGCGTCACCAACAATACCATGGCATCCACTGACCAGCTTTCCGTTTCCGATAGCTTTCTGGCGATGGATACGGCACTGATCGTTGAGGTACTCGTCGTCACAGATGCGTGGCTTTCCACCGACACCTACCAGCCGCGCGAGGCGCTCGCAGTCGTTGATAGCCTGACAGGGACTGGCATGTATGTGCCCATGGATGCGCTAGCAGTGACTGATATGGGCAGCGTGCAGCGGTGGGGGATCGCCGCCTTAGTCGCATCAGATAGCTTTCTGGCGCTCTCCATCTATGGAGCACTCGATGGGCTCAGCGCTGCTGATCGCCTGCTTGTGACCGATGGCGTCTTCTGGACGGAAGCCTTGCAGGCAGGCGACGTGTCCAGTATGGTCAGTGCGGCCGCGGCGGCGCTGCTCTATCTGAGCGCGACCTGCACGACCCGCGATATGCAGGCCACCGCAAAAACACGGGATATGCAGGCACGAGCGACGACCCGTGACTCGGAGGTGATCGGGCGCGCAAGAGACATGCAGGTGACAGCTTCCGCTCGAGATGAGCGGGCAACCGCAAAAACAAGGGGGTAACTATGCCAATCAGTCCGCTAGGCGCAGGGGATGGCAGGCCGCAGCACTGGACGTTTACCACTGACTCAGGGATATTCTCCCTGGTTGGTGTAGGAAATTCTTCCATTGCGATGCACCTGGAAGATGTTAATAGCAATAACGCGCTCTATGTGTGTACGGGCACATGGAACGTCACGAGTGGTGCAGGAGGGCTGGCCGATTTTACGCCCTCACCGGCTGATGAGCTGGCCGCCAATCCACTCGGCAAACCTGGACTATACAAAATCTACCCGGTGGTGACGCTTTCTGGCATTCCGGTACCGATGGATAGTCAGCTTATCCAGGTGGTGAGTTTGCCTTAATTTGAAAGGAGGTGTGTATGACCATCACAAACTTTCCTATGGTCAGTCAGAGATCGACCGTCACATCAGACGGCAGGCCAAGCGAGAACGCACTGTATGATTGCGTTCCTGCCAGCATCGGGGCCATCATGCTGTGGCTTTCAGGTAAATCAGCCTGGGATGACGCGATCAATCCTGACAAATTGAAAGACGCGGCCTATGGCGAGAGCTACACGGGCGGCACATCCGCGTCGAACTATGTCGCTATCTGCAAAGCGATGGGCTTTACGCTTGCTAGCATCGACACCACTGACCCGGGGAGTACCATTGCGCTCGCCCGCCAACTGCTCTTGCAGCAGAAGCCGGTCATCTTTACCGAGCTTGACCCGTATGTGGATACGTCGCTTCCGCAATATAGTGGCTGGACGCATGTCTGCGCCTGGTTTGCGGGTGACGGGGCAGGACTCACCGCCATGGACCCATTTATCGCACAACCCGTCTATAAGTCTGATGGCACCTGGGCGAGTCTCTTGCGTGCCAATCAGGTCTGGACCGTAGAAAGGATTCCCATGAGTACCGTTCCGCAAGGCTGGTCTGATGATGGCACAACGCTACGGGCGCCCAACAACGTGCCGGTGGTACTCGGATTTCGCGCCTACGTGCTGAGTCACGCCTGGGAGCAGGATAACTGGCCGCTCTCGCCTGAAGCGGGTATGGCAAAGTTAGAGGCGAGCAACCCTTCTTTGGGCGGTGGCACCCAGCAACTCTTCAAAAAGAGCATGCTCGGGTATACCGATCATGTGTTTGAAGAATATGTCGGGGTTGAACTGGACTACCTGCGTAAGTATGCCATGTCGCTGTATACAGAGTACCAGAAGTTGAAAGCCGGGCAGGTGCCTGATCCCAGGGTCGCTGACTATACGAATCGGCTTGGGCAGATTCGTACCCTATCATCCTTATAAGGAGGGAGTATTAGGCCATGCGGTGAGGTCTGGTACATCGGCAACAATGATTTTAATTGCGTTTGGAGTACCGCCCATTGCTTCCCAGACGAAATGGTACGCCAGATCATAGGCACGCTGGGCAAGATATTCCTTGATCTCTTGTTCAACCAGATCAGCTTTCTCATATTCACGCAAGACACGATAGGCATGCAGGGCATAAAAGAGTCGAGAGAGTTCTGGATAGAACAACTCAGCATAGCCTTGAAAGTGTGTATCACGTTCGGATTTCTCATTTTCGGCCATAATTACTCACGTTTGTCCTTTAGTTACTCATAATATAAGGAGTATTCTACCATGAACATCTTTGCTCGTTCCTGGCAAGGTCTGAACCTCTCCCCAGGAGAGCGTGCCTTTGTGAAGCTTGCGGAGGGCTGGCTGATTACCGCTCTTCTAGCAGGCTCAGCTATTGTCTATCAGCTACTCATGAGTGGCAATGCCGATTATGCGTTCATCTTGCGCTCAGCGGGTGGCGCGGCCTTGCTCTCGGCGTTACTCGCATTTAAGAAATATCTAGCGGCACAATCCGATTTACCGTTACCTACCGCCAGTCTCGCTACCCAGGCAACCGATGTCGCTATCATGGAAGCACAGAAGATCGTACCACAACCACAGCCAGCACAGGCACCGCAACCCGTGCCACCAATGACGGATCGTCCACAAGCGTCCGCACCGTTTGCAGGTCTGCCACCAGTGCCACAACAGCCATTCCCGGCAAAGCAGGACACGTTTGAGATACCGGTGGCAAGAGTGCAGCAGTAGGAATGGAACTATCAGGGCTTCGCGGGGGAATCGAAGCCCTATTCCGTCGCTTTCTTGATGATCTCGGATAATTCGCTCTCTGAAAGCGATGCGGCCATGATACCGGCAAGGCAGGACGTGAGGAGTGGACTACGTACCTCTTCCATCTCGCCATAGGGTAACAGATCAAGGATACCTCCATGTCGAAGCACCTCTACCATTTGCAGCGTTTGCGTCACGTTCTTTTCTGCTATGGTGAGAATGAGCACGATTAATCCCTCTTGCCGGTTGGGATCTTTGGAAGGAGAGGGAGCGCGGTTCATCTCTTCTACGCTCCCGGCTGTTGAAAACCACGCCTCACATATCCACACCAGTTGCCGGACCTCCTTTGCTTCGATATCATGCTCCATTGCCAGATCGTGCCCCAGTTCAAAGAGCAGTTTCCCCTTTTCGAGCGTGGTACCAGGTAAGAAATCAAGCCTCTTGAGATAGGTGCCTTTGGTATCCTCGATCATGAGTGTCGGGTTGTGACGCCCATATTTGAGCATGTCTCGCTTTACTTGCTTGACGATTGCCGCTATATCCATTACTAACCTGTCTCTCTTTTCGGGTGCAGCTGCCGGTTGACCGCTGCCGGGACTTTCACCGTGTCGGTATCACGTTCAAAGATGCGCTGGTCAAACGGGCCGGTATGCGCGTCGGCAGTGAGCCAGGAGTCATCAGGCAGCAGTTCCACGCGGCGGAAGCGTAGCCGCTTCTGTGCCCGCTCTCGAGCCGAGACGAGCGGTGGATGTGCTGGCACTACGGGCGGATCAGGGTAACGGTGCCACACAAAACCCTCATGGTGCTTAGGGGCATCTTTGAGCCCGTAGAAGATAAGCAGACGGGTAAGCCATCGGGGCATCAGCGCACCTCCTACTCATCTCGCTTATACTTGTCGATATCCAGGTAGGGAAAGAGCCCGTGCGCCTCTTCTGGCAAAAGTGGACTGCCGAGCGCTGCTATATGCTGCTCGTCAGCTTCTACATCCAGCCCCTCACCGATGCCGATATAGGCTTTCCATTCTGCCGATTGCGGGTCATGCCGTCCTGTGCGTATGGCGACAACCCCGATTTGCCCATCAATGTTGGCAAACCAGCGTACATCAAGTATGGTGTATCCGCTCATAGTAACCTCCTATGCCTGACTGGGTGGCTCTAAACTGGTCGGTCTTGTCCGGGGAACACGCGGTTTCTTGACAGCTCCATCAGACGGGGGCAGCTTGGGACGCAGCGCCTCCTCGAGTTGCAAACGGAGGGCGTCACGTTCTGTCACTACCTGTGCGTTACGTTGTGCCTGATCACGTATGGCCATGGCCATTCCGTCAAGTTTCGGTTGCACGCCATCGAACAGGCGCATCGCTTCATCACGCTGTGCTACGAGATCCTCCAATGCCTGCTCTGCTCTATCGGCGGCCTGCTTGAATCCAGCTTTCTCGGCTTCGAGCTGGCTGAATTTATCACGTGCCCATAAGGCGATACTGGCGATAATTGCCAGAAACACCAGCACCAACCCGGCAAGTATCCATCCATTCATGGCTTACTCACTTTCTCGGATGTCTACCTTGAACGCTGCCAGCCCGCCGGGTGAGTGCCACACGCGGTAGAGCACAACGGCCGCGCCCTGGTCCGGGTCATGGTGCTTGACATCCACTTCGATATACCAACGGTCGCTCGTCTCGTGGTATTGAAAGAGCCTCGCCTCGCCCACAAAGGCATAGGGCAAATCATGCGCAGCTTGCTCTTGTGCGCAGCGGCATGCAGCGTTCCTGGCCTCGCTTTCCTGCTCCAACGTGCGCGCATAACGCAGGCCATAATCCATCAGGTCTAGGAGCCCCTGAGCGTCCACGGTCATGAGGTGCTCACGGAAGCGCAACCGGTAACGGTCAGTGGCGATCTTCTCTACCTCGATCTTCTCTGTGCTCATGTGTTTCTCCCGTCGTAATGGCTCATTCGCTCGCCTCACTTCTACCAGGAAGTAAGAACTGGCGTTCGGTCATGACTTCGTAGAAGGTGCGTCCATCGTGGGCGATCATGTAGGGCAGGAAGACTTCTTCAGGGCGTACCATCTGGGTATCGATGAGGGCGCATTGCGCACCAATCCAATCACGGATATTGGCCCAGGCCACGCGGTATGCCTGCTCTTTTTGTGTTTTACTGAGGAACACATTGGAGTAGAGAATCTGCTCAACGGCTTTCACACGGGCGGGAAGTCGAAATGGGTATTCCTGCTCACGGATAGCCAGCACAAACTCTATAGCGTCGATCCTGCCATGCTCATCGTAGGAAAACGTGATATGCTTCGCCTTGTGACTGACCAGCGTTTTGGTGATCACATCGAATATTTTGGGTATGGACATCTCGGATCTGGCATTCTTGATCGGTATCGTCATTTTGGTGCCTCCTGATCGAGCAGTGCGTTTGCCCGTCTCATCCAATCGGCACGCCAGCGCGGTGAGAGTTCCGACGTGCCGCTTTCCACGCACCAGATACACGCGCGTGCCTCACGTACCAGGGTACGCAGAATCACATTCTGCCGCGACTCTTCCAGATAGCGGAGTCGCAGCGTGTCTACGGTTTTTTGTGTGTTCATGCCTATGCTCCCTCCTCTTGGGCGGCTTCAGCGGGTACCTCCGTTAATGGAAACTCGTAACCCTCTGCCTCGCAAAACTGCCACAATTCGTTAATCAAATCACGCCTGACTTCGAGCGGCCAGATGTGTCTTTCCACGTCTTCGATGTCTGAGACCGCATCGGCAAACGCGTCAAATGCTTCAGCAGAACAGGTTTCCACGTCAAACGCCTGTTCCACTCCTTCGAGCTTGAATGTCAATCGGTGCAGGTCTAACAACTGGTACTTTCCCGGTGTTCCCTTTTTTGCGGGCTTTGCGGAAGTATTCCGGGTATTCTCGCCGGTAGTATCGTCGCATTTGTTCTGAGACGTAGTTGTCATTGGGCCATGCTCCATTTCTTGTCTGAACAAACGTTAATAAATCTCGCACTTCTGCCTCTGTGCGCTGTCTCCCCTTTCTGCCTTTGAACTGCATCTTTTTCGGCAGTTTTTTGGCCGTTGGCGCTGGCGAAAAAATTAACGTTTTTTTATCGTTTTGAGGTGGATTCGTTAATTTTTCGTTAATTTTTTCAGGTTCCACTGTTTTAACAGGCGTTAATTCTTTTTTAGGCCCCGACGTTAATGGTTTTGGCGCCTCTGGTTGCCTCGATTCTGGTATGCGAACCGCTGCATCGAGAGTCGGTTCTGGCTTGCGCAGCGGCAGCGGTTCAGGCCGTATTGGAACATCTGTTTTTTCGCGTTCCGGTGTATCGGTAGGGGAGTCGCTGACAGGCCGTGCTGGTGACTCCCGATTTGGTGCTAGCTCCGGCGTCCGTTCTGGCTCAGGGTCTCGGCCTGGTTGCTCTGAGCCTCCTGGAAAGGGTCGGAAGTCCGACCGAGATACTCATCGGTCAACGCCTTATCAGTCGTAAATTCGCGGTCTTCGCGCTGTCGTCGCTGCTCTTTCTCCGTACGCTTTTGCTCTTTCTTCGTCTGCTTCGCCTGGCTCTTTTGCTCTGCCTGCAATTGCTCGTCATTACGAATGTCTTTGACCTCGCGCATAACCTTCATGTCGCCTGCGGCTAGCCGTTCTTTCTGTTCGATGTTGAGCTTTGGCGCGTTGTTGGTAAAGTCTCTGCCTAATGCACGTGTAGCCCAACGCCGCGCTGATCCTACGTAGGCTTCCATTGGTCGGTTGACAACGGCAAACAAAATCTTTCCTAAGCAGTAAGCAATCCCCAGGAGCAGCAGACCAGCTGCAGCGATCACAAACTGATGCTCAGGTGGCACATGTGCCACACGAAAAGCGAGATGCGCAATTTCCAGCACCCAAATCAGGATACCGACCAGCCAGAGATAGACGCCCACATGCTCGCCACTCTCACGGTCATAGGCTTTGACATGTCTTTTCGTGTAGGGCATGTAGACAAAGCGCCACATCGCGCCGCCAAAGACGAGCACAGCGTAGAGGATTGCCGCGCCATGCTGGAGTCCGGGTTGATCGTAGAGAATAAGCTCGGCCAGAAACAAGCCAAAGTAGTAGCCGCCAAAGGCAAATACCGCATGCACGAGCAGGATAAATCCCACCACAAGGATGGTGGCTATCGAGTCGTTGTGGAAAATCCCTAAAACTTTTCTCAATTCGGAACCCCTTTCTTGCGCCCCTGTCCGTTAAACATACAGGGGGTATGTGGCCGCCAATGGTTCTCGGAGCGCGGCCCAGGCTCCTTTGTTGTTCGCTTTACATCATTCGTGTCACGATCAGCACGACAACGACCGCCACGACCAGCACGCATGGCAGAATCACGTAGTCAAGCCAGCCGTCACGCATCTACCAGTGGCTTTCCGCAAAATGCGCACACATCCCCAGGCTCGGGGTTAGTTTCAAAGAGCGCATCTTCTGTCGCATAGCCCTGTTCCGCGCACTGTGCATCGCAGTACATCAGCAAATCGGCTGTGCTGCAATCGCACACCGGGCCTTTCAGGGTCATGATATCGTTGCTAAAGGTCGGTTCTCTCACGCGAATCTCCTTTCTCTTACGCCCAGTTCCTCCATGCCTGGTCTGCCGTCTCATCCATTTCGCGCTCCCATTGCGGTACCGGCCGCTCGACTGCCTCCATGGGTCGTGTCACCGGCTCCATGTGCCGTAGCTCCTGTGGCTTGATGGTGTGATGTAACCGGCCACAAATAAGGCCATGCACCAGGCCGATACAGTAGCACGTCACGCCGATGAGGGCCGTTCCGATGCCCCATAGACTCATAGCGTTGCCCTCCCTCACGGTCGCCAGTGCTTCATCGTTTCCCTGGCTCTACTGACATCAAAGTTCATGCCAATGTCGGTTGAGCGGATACCCGGGAACTTCTGTTCATAGTCCTTATCCAGCAGTTCCGCTTCATCGATAACCGCCTGCTGCCAGTCCTGCACCGTGAACACGCCCTTGTCCGTCAGCAACTTCACCAGGGCCGAGGACTCGACGCGCAGCAAGATCGTGACTTCGCGGTGGTCTCGCACCGCGTCAGATTCCGGGTCGCCTTTCGCACGCGTCCCCAACTGCCAGCCGGCAAAGACGGAACGCCATTTCGTGATTTTGTTGAGTGCCGCGTAGCATTTTTGTGTCAATTGATCAGACATCGGTTTTCTGTCCTCCTCAGAAATTCTAATTGTGCCGTAACAGCATTTCGGCGCGTATCGCGTGCGTTTCGGCATGGATGTGCCCGCGGATGTGGGCAATGCCCTCGATCAATTCGAGTTGGTCCGACGCCTCTAACCGCGAGAGCATGACCACGCGTACCAGCTTGGACAGCACCCCGTCCAGTTCGTCCTGGCAGGCCATCTGTGTGGTCAAGTCGCGGCTTTCGTTCAAAGTGTCCAGCATCAGGCGATGTACCTCTTTCTCAGTTTATAGGTCTGTACTGGCTCAGGATGTATCCAGGTATTCGTGATTGGCTCATCGCTAAAGCCTTTCAGTGTCCTGGTCAGTTCCAGTTTGACCAGGTCGTAATTGCTTTCACGGCGGCTCACGTCAGACATATCCAGAATTTTGCCGTCGTACTCCACCTTGCCCAACTTCACCCGGCACAGGTCGCCAATCAACCAACCTGTACGTTTGTCGTCTGGGCCGTGCCGGGTATGCTCTGCTTTCCACTTCGCGCTATGCTCTTGCCGGCATGACTCACAGTACGCATATCGTTCAGCCTGGAGATAGGAACTGCCACAATCCAGGCAGGTACCGACTCGGGCCGTTGTTCGTGCGGGCATTGCTCACGTCCTTTCTACAGCGGGTCAATCCCCATCTCCAGGCATTGGTGAATCCAGCTATTCAGTTCCTCGCGAGTTTTCACGTTCTTGATATCTTTACGTGCCTGACGCAACTCCTCGCGAGTTTCTTCATCATGATGGGGATTCATGTCCCAACAAGGGGCCAGCATATAGTACTCGCAATACTGGCGTACCAACTCGAGTTGATCAGGGGTGATTTCCTGACGATGGCCAAAGAACGCCATTACCGCGGCGGGCAACTCGCCAGTGACATCGTCTTGCCAGCGTAAAGGCCCGCCAAAATCCTGGTAAAAGTTGGGCATCCTGGACTTCTTTGCAATCACGATATCAATGATGATGGGCTGATCTTCTTCCATTAGTGTTTCCTCCGTTTCCGTGAAAACGAAAGCGCCGGGCCAGGGCCAGAAACATTACCCAGGTTCACAGGAGAGTTACCAGGCACAAGGCCAAACGCACTCATCACCTCCTGGCCCTCGGGTGACTTTGCCCACTCGTCAGCATCTTCTTTGGTGCCATCAAATTCGCCATCAATGGCGCGATCCGCTATAGCCGTGAGGTCATATTGCGTGCAATGCTGCACAAGTAGCGCAATGGGGGTAGCATGCTGTGACTTGTAATCATCGTAGTAGCCCTTACGTGCCCGCTCAATCATATGTTGGGGCGCTTTTGCCTCTTCCAACGCCCGTGCCAGACGTTCAGTGGTAGGGATACGCTCACTCATCGCTCATTTCCCGCCTTTCGCCTGGCTCTTTTTGAGTTGCTCGAAGCGCTTCAGCCATTTATTTGCTGTCCTCTTGTGCATCCTGAGCGCGTCAACCTCTTCAACATCATGCGATTGGTTGATGGCCGTGTCAGCATCGTATAAGGACATTTGCAGGATAAGGATCAGTTCGTCTAAGTCGCCGTCACTGAACAAGAGTTCGTTCATCCGTGTCCGCCTTTCTGTTGTAACCGGTGATTCACGCCTGTAACCGGGATCACAAAGCACATTTCTCCAAGTCTGTCGATGACGCGGTGGCTGTCCTCATACACGCCCTCTCTCGCATGTCGCCAGTACAGGTGCAAGTCTTTGGCATCGCGGTTGCTCGTAAAGAGCGTGTACAGCCCCTGACTACGCCGTGCTTCAATGATCAGGTACAATTCGCCAATCTCGTATTTCGTGCCACATTCGACGCCCAGGTCATCCAGGACTACCCATTCGACCGCCTTCAGCATGCGGTAGAGTTTCGCGCCCCGGCTGGCAGTGTAGCGGTCCTCGTACGCGGCGTCGCCCTCCATGATGCGTCTCTCTGCCCCGATAGCCTCTTTTGCGAGCGCGAAGAGTTCTTTGGTGGTGATAAAGCACCCGGGTTTGCCCTTACGGATGACGTGCTGAAGCGCGCTAATGGCGAGACTCGTTTTACAAAGGCCATTAGCCCCTGAAAGATAGAGACCACGCTTCTCGCCCGTGCCGGCAAGGCTAAAGCGCACGAACGCCTTGACCTCTTCCAAAGCGTTCTGATCACCATGGGCCGGGTAGGTGTCAAAATTCCAATCCCTGGCGTACCACGGAATATGGGCATCCCCGAAGAGCTCATTGATCAATTGCGCCTGGCGTTTGGCTTCCACACCGCCGGAACACAGCGGACACGGGATCTGGCAATAGCCAGAGAGACGTATGCACTTTTCATTGTGCTCATGCCACCGGTCTTCGCGTACCCAGCCATGCGAGGTGTCGGTAAGCGGGCATTTGCACCTGGGGCACACCGGCTCAGGCTTGGGCGGCTGTGGTAGGGCAAAGCGCTTCTGTAGCCGCTTTTCTGGTAAACTCACAATATTCTCATCCATAATCGTACCCCTCTCATAAATCCGGGCTAAAACCCTGTGCTTTCATCTCGGCACTCTTTTCGCGCCAGCGTTTGCGCTCTTCCGGGCCATTACCCACATAGGCATCAAAATCAGAGCGGCGTTCACCATCATCCAGGGCGGCTTTCGGTTTCTTACGTTGCAAAAACAGGTATTTGTTATTCCAGTGGTAGTCAATCCAGTAGAAGTCCACGGCGACGCTGTGCTCTTCAAACCAGGGGTCACTATCAAGCACAGCCACGATGTTCAGAAACATTTCTTTGTCATCGCTGCCTTTTTTCGCGGACAGACTCCTGATCGCTGTGACATCGCGTCTGGACAGGTCGAGTTCAATGCCGCGCAACTCTTCCAGCCACGCCTTGAGGCTACGCTCTCGCTCTGAAAGGCGTACCCTGCCCGACGCGCGCGGCTCACTGTCCTCCTCAGCAGCCGCGCCGTCTTGCGGTCCCCGTGAGAAAGGTGTCTGCGATTGCCGGGCCGCCGCGGTAGGGGGGGATACCGCGCTGCCCGGTGTGCTGGCAATCGCTAGTCTGTCGGTTTCGGGGGCCCGGACTTCCTGTGCAGTAGCTCGCTTGCCAGGTCCACTGCCCATCACAGCGCCAGGTACTCCACCAGCCCTACTGGCATCGCTAGTAGCAGGAAGGCCAGGATGAGTAGAAGTAGCATCGGTTGCTCCAATCTGCACGGCTGGTTGCTTGCCTGTCTCTGCCTCTCGCCAGCCGTTTGCAATAGCCGCTACATAGTCAGCACAAGTACCATGATTACCTGCACACCAGTTGTGGCAATTCCAGATCAGGTGTTGCTGCTGCGTCCCATAAAAATGATAATCATCCTCAGTAAAACCGAGCGCGTGCGGGGATTGAAAATCCCCCGCTCTCTCTTCAACTGGTAATCCTTCATTACTCTTATTGCTTCCTGGTAATCCTTCTGTTTCACACAGTGAACGTGTATATTCACCTGCTGAACGTTTTAGGGGGAGATCATTCACAGAATGAACGTTTACATTCGCTGAGTGAATGTTTGCTGCTACAGTTTGTTCACCGAGTGAACGTTTTGTTGGATGCGCCTTCGCGTTGGCTGGCCAGATATCGACAATCGTGATATGCCATACTTCCTTGCCGCCCGTGTGTCGTTTCTTCTTTTCCCCGTGGATAAGCCCATGACTGTGGAGTACTGGAATAGATTCTGAAATCATCCCAGTTGAAATGCCGGTTTCTTCGGCAAGCACTTTGACAGTGCGGTAGCAGGTGCCATGATCGCCGCATAAGTCCTTCAGGCAGGCGTAGAGCCACTTCTGTACAGGGGTCAGGTCTCTATAACCTGTGCGTACAAGGCGCGGTATCTGTGCATGGAATCCGAAATCTACATCAGGATTGCGGGGTTTCTGATTGCTCATCCTGGTACCTCCTCTTGCGTATACAAAAGGACAGTGCTTCTATGTCTTTCTATCCAACTTGCCAGGCCGGGATACCAATACAATTCTGGCTCATATTTGTACGTAAACTCTGGAGTAGAAAGATAGCGAAACAGTCCAGAATTTTCCGCTGCCCCGAGAAGATTATTGCAGGGGTTACAAAGCAAGCCCCTGATCTTTCCAGTAGAGTGGCAATGATCAATGATGAATCTTCGGTAGACGGGCGCATGCCCTGGGTACTTTGCATCAAGTTCTTCCTGGCTTACACTGCAGATGGCGCATCTCCCTTGCTGTGTCTGAAATAAAGTATCAAACACGCGGCGCTTTGCATTTCCCATCAACCCATGACGGCGATATTCATTGCTCATGCCACACCCGCACTTTCTAGCGGCAACTGATAGGCTGTTTCAGGCATAAGCATGGGTTGCGTCATCTCTAAGCGTTTGCTGGCGATGTTGGCTGTGTCCGGGTCAATCTCAAAGGCGATGAAGTTACGGTTCAATTGCTTAGCAAGAACCGCTGTGGTCCCACCTCCAACAAATGGATCAAGGACCATGGCCCCCGGCTGAGAAAAGCAGGCAATATAATAGCGGGCTGTACTCTCATCTTGCCCCCATGTGTGGTAGCGCTTATCCTCGCCTGATCCAACCCACACATCCAGGATATTGCCGTTGCCATAGGGGCAATCAGGCTTCCCCTTCGTAAAAGCCAGGATGGACTTGTACCCCGCTAATATGTGCCGTTGCCACATTACTGGACGGCTACCTCGATTCAGTGCAATGAAGTCCCAAAAGAAATCTAAATGCCGTCCCAGGTCCTGTAGCACCTCATATTTCCAGTAGGTACCGACATAGCAGAGGAGGAATCCGCCAGGTTTCAGTACTCGAGCTCCCTCTTCTGCAAGCCAGCCATAGAGATGTATGTGCTTCTTGATGTAAGGCGGATCGGTAAAAATCAGGTCTATCGAGTTATCGGGAATACTCGAGCTCAGTTCCCTGGCATCCCCCGTGGTGATGGTATTGAGAAGCTGTATCATGCGGCCACCTCCCGTGCTCGCTCTGCCTCTTCCCGGCTGCCGTACAGCCTGATCTTGCCCCGCTTCAAAAGCTCCAAAGCCGTGTACCATCTGGCTGTGAGATCCCAAATGCCGATGTTGTCGAGCAGGATATGCGCCAGGTACTCGCTCGTGGCGTGGGACTGCACGAATTTCTGATAGTCACTGGCATACATCTCCCCGATACAGTAGACCGTGTGCTCGAAGATCAGCCACTTCTCTGCCGTCTCGCGCTCTTTGAGTACTATCTCTGTATGCCGGGGCAGAGGCAGCGACGCCGCACGCGGCTTTGTCTCGATAATCCCCGGCGCTCTTCCATTGCTGTTCATCTATTTATTTCCCCCAAAGGTGAATAAATCTTCATAATCAAACAGAATCCCTTTCTACCCGCTTCTCCCCTTGCACTTGTGGCTCTGTTCTGCTACAATGCAAGTAACACAGGGGCGGGTCTAGAGTTGATGGTTGCTTCATTGCTTTGGTCTGCTAACTGAAAATGGGGTACGACACAATAAGGACTGCTCAGAACAGTCCTTATTTGTTTTTGGCGGGCGTCTTCACCTCCTTTTGTCGTGGGTCATGCTCAGGTTTCCAGCATTTACCCCTGACGATATACCCAATATGAGTATGGGTAACGCCATACCTTTCCCCAAGCTCACGATGTGTTAGATGTTCAGTCTCATGAAGGCGTCGTATCTCATCGGCTTTCTCCTGTGTAAGCTTTGCCCGCCTCCTAGATATCTCATATTGAGAGGAATAGTCTTTACCCAAGTCCTTATGTCTTAGACCGCGTTCAGGATTATAATGTTCATATGTGACGATGCGCCAAATAGCAGAAGGGCCAATACCGTACTTTTTTGCAAGATCGTATGTGGAGTAAAGGCCAGTCGTATAGAGGGCGCGTATCTCCTCAGCTTGTTTATCAGTGAGTTTTCTGTTACTCTTAATCTCACGCTGTGTTCGTCTGAGCACGTATTCACGATCAATGGCGGTTGCCACTTGCTGTGCTGCTTGCACACCCAACATATCCTCTACATTGCGAATAGCTCTTCGCGTTTCCGGACCAAACTGACCCCATTTCTCCAAAGTACTCTGTCTATTGCCTGTTCTATGATATCTCTCGCTGTGACGCTTATCATAAAACATCCTTATGCCGTGTTTCGGCTGAGTTATAGGCATTCCACAGCCACACTTGCAGACTGATCTATTCCGTTCTTCTAGATAAGAACTGCTTACCGGACCAACGCGATAATATCTTTCCCTACACAGTGCCTTATGAAAGTCTCTCTTGCGATGCAATCCCTCTTGAGATAAAGGCTCATTGCACCCCTTACAAAAAGCCCTTCCCATTTTTCGGCATTCCTCACTACAAAAGTCTCGGAATCTCCCGTGCCCATGATGCGTGAAAGAAATTCCACATGCCGCGCATTCAGTTGATTTCTCGTATGCAATGCTCATACGCCCTCCCTCCTCGAGGCGTTTTTGTGCAATGTTCACACGTGCAACGTGTAACCAAAATTAAATAATCCCTGTACTCGCGTTCTACATTTCTCGACCGCCTTCGCAGGCGTATTCATGGGAGACAATGTTACTATGAGTAGAGGGATTGCGACACCCAAAATTAAATAATTCTGGGTACGTTTTACCCCTCATTCTATTGACAATGTACCTGTGTTGCCGTATACTAAAGGCAACTGAGGCAGTGTTTTATGGCAGGGTAACAAACGTTCCCTGTCCGTATTATAACCGCTTCAGCCGGTGGGGTAAGTGCCTCCCGAGTCTCCCAAGTCAGGTGGGGCGCTTACCCGACGCCTCTACTCCCCTACTATTTTAAAGTCCAGATCATCGATAGAGAGCGTTTCCATACCCCGTTCTCTACGGATGTCATTGAGCGCACGGAGAATAGCGTGTGCACTCGTGCGTTGAATGGGGTCCCCCTTCTCCGCATTCGTGATCACTTGCTTGGATAAGCCGGTTGCCTTCACGATGACGCCCTGCGTGACACGCAGTTCCGCCCGGGCATCGGCCACCCGCATTCGTTGTGCCACTCTCTTGTCTCCCATGTGTTTATCCTTGTCTGTTGACTCGCTCCCGCTTTTACCTTGTAAAATAGGCTACGATGGGACGCACTAGGAAGAATACCATACCGCTTCTCAAAAAGCAAGTAGTTTTACGTAGATATTTTTACGTAGGATGGAAAATGAAGAATCTGTAACTTTTCTCAGACATTCCATGGACATTGTCTACACATTGCAGTACAAATGTACGTACGTTTGTCGCTTTTTGTTCGTGGTATACTACCCCTGGTGGCTATCTTCTTCCCTTCAATGCTATGACACTACGCCCGGCTGCCCCTCATTGCAGCCACAGATAGCCACTTCCCAACTTCATTACAACCTGTTCACATTCCTTCCATTCTGCAAGAAACTATGGTATACCTGTAACAGTAGAGTTGAGGGGAATTCTCACCACGTACCGCGTACTTCATAGCTAGCCTCATAACCACGTACGCGTACGCTCTTTCCTGTATACGTGATCCCCCATATTGTAGGTTGGGAGCTGCAATTATGGACGACGATCTAGTCACGCTGCCTGGCATTCGTGTGCTCGCCCCCGCGTGGCAACAATGCCTCTTGTTGTTCTTGCGCCAGGTGTACGAGCGTTCGCGCTCACAGGGCACCATCAAAACCTACCTCAGTATTTTTACCCATTTCTTTGCCGTCTACACCGCCCCTGAACGTGTCACGCGCCAGCAGGTGGAACTCTTCATCGGGACTTCCTTTTCCGGCCGTGGGCAGGTGTCCACCAATACCCGTAACAGTCGCCTCACCGCGCTCTCCGCCTTCTACAAGTACGCCGGTACGTTTATGCTCCCTGACAGTACAGGCATCCTCACACCGCTCTTACGCACGCCCCCACCGACTGCCGGCATCAGGCGTGGCAAAGCGGTACGCAACGCCCGCGCTCTCACCGCCAAGGAGTTAGACCGCCTCTTTGCAGCTATTCCGACCAATACCGTGCAGGGCCTGAGAGACCGCGCCATCTACCTGCTCTATTTCTGGACGGCCAGGCGCCGCATGGAAATCGCCCGCCTCCGGTGGGGCGACATCTTTGAGGGCACCATCCTCGATGAGCACGGCAACCAACGCGAGGGCTGGCTCTACCATTTCACCGGCAAGGGCCATAGCCAGGAGATTGACACGGCGGAGCTGCCTGCCCCGGCAAAAGCCGCCATTGACCGCTATTTAGTGGCGAGCGGGCGCATGGAGACCATCACCGCCGACGAGCCGCTCTTCCTGCCTATCGGTCCCCGGCTCGGAGGTGGCCGCCCCCGCCGTCAGACGGCGCTCTCCGCTGATGTGATTGCAGATAACCTGAAAGTGTACGCGAGAGCGGCAGGACTTGACCCGGCACGCGTGCATCTTCACGCGCTGCGGCACAGTTCCGCACAGATGCACTATCTCGCCAATCCTGATATCCGCGCCACGCAGCACCTGCTACGCCACGCGTCCAGCTCGACCACCGATTTGTACCTGGAGAGCCTGCGGGGTACCGCCGATCCCGCACTTCCGGTCCTGGAAAAGCGTTTTGGACACCTCTCTAAATTTTAAAAGTGCGATGTTGGCGCGTCTTATTATTAGCGCCCCGTCAGTAGCGCCTTGATGGCTTTGGCGTCTTTCGCTTTCACTATACTGGCTTTCAAGCGTTCGACCCCTGCGCCATGAAAGATGAGCGTGTAGGCGCTCCAGGGTCCAGCCCACATCGTTACCTTCATATCAAGCCCGGTAAATGATGCGCGGGCGATACTGTGCGATATGCCCGGACGCTGCACGATAATGGACTCTTCGGTCAGAATGAGCCAGCCCTGGCCGCAGCGTGCTTTTATAAGCTCTGTCATGAAAAGCCTGCCTTTCTCTATGCTATAATAAAAGCAGGCTTTTTGGGCGCACGGTACTATAGCTGGAAACTGGTGTCACCGTGCGCCCTGGGCTAAGCAGCGTCTTTCTCAGGTTTCTTCACCGCTGGACGTTTCGCGGTATCCTCATTAGCTACTTCTTGCTGTCGCTTCAAGTATGCATTCACTTCTGATTGCGTAAAACGCCATCGCTTCCCTATCATAAAGCCCTTTAGCTCGTCTGTCTTCATGATACGTCGCACCGTTCTTGTGCTCACTTGCAGCTGCTCAGCAACCTGTTCAATGGTCAATAAGGTTTCTGGCATATATCCTCCTGTCCATATTTGTCTTGACCTGTATATTTTATACCAGATTATAACGAGTTTGTCAAGATATGTACAAATCTGTCAAATTCACGTGCTAAATACTTGACAAACCGTGACAAATATCGTATACTAAGAATGTACCAAGAACGAGGTACGGAGAACAAAACGAGGAGAACGGACATGACGACAGGAACCATCAGTGGACGCAAAGTTCAGATGACGATCACCGAAAAGGCTCGTTTGCTGAGTGTATTTGAAACCAGTGAGCCTGGCAAACTGACCATCCCAAGCGGCAGCGACGCCCACAAAGCGTATGTGCTCTCCCACGATGGTCACCACGTCACACATTGCCCCTGCGATGCACGCACAAGCCAGTGCTGCCATACGGTGGCCGGGAACTGGTTCCTGGAAGCGAAGAACCGCGCGGCCTATGTTGAGGAATTTGGAATTTATAACTAAAGGAGCAAGAGCATGGCAAAGAAGGAAAAGATCATCTACCGGTGGATTGAACCGGAAACCGTCTACAACGACAATGGCAAGGAAATCACCATTCCTGAGCATCAGGAGCAAGGCGAGTACCTTGGTGAAGCCTCTATTGCGGGGTATGTGATCGTAGAGTGGAATGACCGGAAGCATCTTGTCGCAGATCGTGATATCGTAGCGATTTTATCATAATGGATAGCATGAGTTGGATTAGGGATGAAGAAGAGCGTGATCTTTTCTTCATCCAGGAAGGATTGAGAGACATGGCAAAACTGACAATCGGGACAATCGTTCGCGTGAAGCCCCATACCGGCGTCGATGACGAGAAGATGTATGATGGACAGATCGGCAAGATCACAGATATCAACCCACTCGCTGATGATGGCGACGCGTTTGGTGTCTCGTTTCCGAGTGCGGAAGAGACGCTGGAGACCGTGGGACACGAGCACATCATCTACTTTTGGGCAAGCGAGCTCCAAATCTTATCTGAGGGGGATAAGGGACAATGAACCAGGAGTGGGTAACCCAGGCGGCCCGCGATTTTGCGGCAAAACACCTGGCAGAGTGCGAGTTGATGGAAGAGGGATTGGCGGTGATTATTGATTATGATCAGAGTCGACTCCGGTATGCAGCCATACGGCATACCGACCTGCAGCCCTATTGTGACGATGAGTCGTGCCCCTGTCATGAGGATATGTTCAACTATGGTGAGTGTATATTGACCCCGTTCATGGACGGATTGATGACGTTTAGTGAAGCTAATGCGCTCCGGTGGGGCGAGAACATCTGAAGGAGACTATCATGGCGACAGAATTACAGCCCTATCAAGAGAGCCAACCTTTTAATCCTGGCGAGCACATCATGCAGATCAAGAGCGGTAAAGGCTCCAATGATTACCTGCCAGTACAATGGCGGCTGGTGTGGTTCCGTGAAAAGTGTCCACAAGGCACGATTGACACAGAAGAGATCGTGGTGGACCTGGATAAAGAGTTTGAGGCAGAGGCGTACGTGTGGAATGCAGATACCAGACGCAGCGAGAAGACCCTGAAGCGCGCCCCTGGTTACGCCCGTTTCCGCGCTATCGTAACCGATGGCCGTGGTGGGCGGGCAACTGCCACCAAAACCGAGCGCGGCGTGGACTTCCCTGATTTCGTGGAGAAAGCCGAAACCGGCGCGATAGGTCGCGCTCTGGCAGCCCTCGGGTATGGCACCCAGTTTGCCCCGGAACTGAATGAGGAGCATCGTATCGTGGATGCGCCCGTCGAACGATCTGAGGATGACAAGAAGTCCTACCGCGAGCGCAAGCCGTTCGTCGAGGGAAGTGTGGCACAACCGCTCCATAATGCCGATGGCAGCCCGGTAGTCGTGCTCAAAGTGATGGATGTGTTTGATCGTGGCATCGCTGCCGGTCGTTGGACCAAAGAGACCTTCTACCAGGAAATCAGCGCGATCCTGGGTAAGAAAGTCACCCAGCAGAATGTACGCACGCTTACCCAAAAGGAACTGGTAGAGATCGACAACGCGATTGAAGCGGGCGCAACGATGACAGGCGCGAATTAGTACGACTAGTGTGGCCTGGCACGCTCCAGGCAAAGGAGTAGCATGGACAAACAGTACAGTTTGATTATCTTTGACTACAATGGGACGTTAGTCAACACGCCCTGGGTGGACAAGCAACCGCTTCACATCCTGCCAGGTAGAATTGCAAAGATGGCTTTCCTACGCCTCCATGCGGTAAAGCTTGCTGTAGCTACTAATCAAGCGGGTCCACTCTGGTACATAGCCACCGGCAAGCCACAATTTCCGTATGTGTCGCAAGTGGTAAACGAACTTTCTAAGATGAAGCGCGAACTTGCTATGGAGCATGATCTGTGGCTCATCTCGCTCTATGACTCGCGTGCAATGGCTCTCCTCAAATCTCAGTACGAGCAGCAGCGCCTCATTGCTCCCGAGGACGTGCTGAAAGATTTGCAGAAAGAGACAGAAAAGGGGTTCAATTCTGCATTGATGCGTGCTGGCGCTGAGAAAGCGTGGCGCAAACCAGAGCCTGGAATGCTCCTCGAGACCATGCGACATTATGGGATGGAGCCACGTGAGACGCTGTATGTCGGTGATTTGCTAGATGATAACTACGCAGCGGAATCCGCCGGGGTTGATTTCGCCTGGGCGCATATGTTCTTTGGGAAGTGATACAATGCGCTATCATACCTGAGAAAGGTGGTGGTGCCTATACCCGATACCGGATATAGCCCATTGCATCCAACTTTCGGGTTGGGTGAGGATTGAAACGGTACAACTGAATAGGCTGAACGATCCTTGGAGAAGACCCGTCAACCCCTGCAGCGCTGATGGGTCTTCTCTTTTCACGCGTCCTAAAATACGGTATACTTTGCTCTGTAGCATCTTGTAGCTCGACTTTTCATCGTGAAAGTACAGTGGAGGGGTAGGCTATGAGTTGGCTCCTGTAATGGGAGCAGTAGCCCCGGCTCAAACACAGCACCAGCCGGGGCTTTTTCCTGTCCCCTTGTATATCCGCTCGAATCCGTCTATACTTACTGCATCTACACGTGTAAGGGAACGGCAGAATGTGGTACTGTGACACCGACGAATTGCCCGCCATACGCTCGGGCAAAACACCGATGAAGCATGCAGACGATGAGGTCTTTCATCTCTGCGAAAAGTTGGAATCAAAAATCAAGGCCATTAAAGAAGAGGGCGAAATCACGCTGCGGGTACAACATGGCTGGGTCGCCTCTATCCGCATGTCGGTCGTGGAGATTCTGACGAAGCTGAGGACCGTTGATTAAGCACTGATAGCAGCCGCAGGGCTAACGCAGGTGCTCTACGTTGCAAAACGTGGAGTGCCTTTTTCTTTACCCGTAGGCTACACAAGAACAGGGGGAAACGCCGGATGTTCCATACGATTAGAACGGTCTGCTCGTGGGCGCTCGTGCTCGCAGGCGCTCTACTGCTCACCTATCTCTTGCTGATTGCCCACACACCGGGTATGCCGTAAAGGAGTGCCATGCATCACTGGACCTGGGCCTATACACTCATCACGCTTTTCGTCCTTCTCTCTTCATTTCTCCTTGCGGGTGCGGTGTTGATCCGGCGGCATTCTCAGCACGCCCGTATGCGCCGCACGCCGCACTCGATCAGCACGCCCTACGGACAGATCGGCTATGAGGACATCAGGACACAGAAGATGCTCGCCCAGGGGATAGAGCGCGCGCGTCGTCGGCAGTACTCTCATCCGCGAGGTGGCTAGATGAGTCGCACCTGCACGATTTGCTCACATAAACAGCGCGCTTCTATCGAGGCTGCCATTGTTGCAGGTACCTCCAATCGTGAAATAACGAGCACATTTAGCGTTGGGCGCATGGCTATCGAACGGCATGCGACCAACCATCTCATTCAGGCGATCAAGGTAGCAAAGCAGGAGCAGGACCTCCAATCCGGCTCTATCGCACTTGAGCGTATGGCACGTGGCGAGGGCATTGTCGATGCGATTCTGGATGAGTACTGGAATGAGGAGAAGAAGCAAAAAGTGCCGGAACTGGCACTCAAAGCCCTGGCAGAACTACGTCGCCAGGTGGAACTGCGGGCAAAGCTGGAGGGTGAGCTCGACGAGCATTCCATCACCATCACGAGCATTCCCGAGTGGCGCGAGTTGCGTGCGCTGCTCTTAGATGCGTTACGCCTGCACCCGCAAGCCAAGCTGGCCGTCATCCGGGCACTGGAGGCGTACGATCATGATCGCATTGCCTAACATCACCGGCCCTGGCCTGATCAAAGACTTCCAGCTCGCCCTGGACCCGGTGGCCTTCTCGCGTGAGATTGGTATTGAGCCCGATGACTGGCAAAGTGAGCTCATGCGCTCTGAGGCGTCGCGTATCCTGCTCAATTGCTCGCGGCAATCGGGCAAAAGTACGACCGCCGGGACGCTTTCGACGCACATTGCGGTCTACCAGGATGGATCACAGACGGCTATTCTGGCGCCAGGACTACGTCAAGGGCGGGAACTCTACCGCAAAGTCCACTGGGCCTATGTACGTGCCGGTAAACCGATCAAGGCGCGCACGGAGACGCAATTCGAGTTGGAACTGGTAAACGACTCACGCGTGATTGTGCTGCCAGGGACGGAGGCGACCGCGCGTGGCCTGTCTGGCATTGATTATCTCTTGATTGAAGAGGCGTCGCGGGTGCCCGATGAATCGTACTTTGCCGTGCGTCCCATGATTGCCACCAAACCGCGCGCCAAGGTGATTGTGATGTCCACGCCCTTCGGCACGCGCGGCTTCTACTGGGAAGAGTACAAACGCATCCTTGATCACAAGATGAATATTCTCTTCGATGGCGAGTCTGGGCGTTGGCTGTATGTTGAAGTGCCTGCTGAGCAGTGCCCGCGCATTACGCCCGAGTTCTTAGCCGAAGAAAAGGAAACCATGGGCGAGTGGTGGTTTGAACAGGAGTACCATAACAAGTTTATGGACGCGCAATCAGCGGCGTTCCGATCGGAAGATATCGAAAAGATCGTGAAGAGGGATATCGAAACATGGGAACTATGAACTCTCGGACCTTTGCAAAAGCATGGCTTGAAAAGGAAGGGCTCTTCGATAAGGATAGCGCTTATGAGGGCTGGTTGGGTGAGTGCGTTATGCAAGTCGTCGAACTTGTGGCAAGCCAGGGACATAGCGGCGCTTCAGCGGGATTGATGTACGCTCTATTGGAGCGCATTTTCACCGACTACAACAATGCCGATTCACCCATCTGGAAATCCTACTGGGAGAGCGATGAGGGCAAGGCACTGCTAGCATCCATGGGATCATAATATGGTTACCGTAACCACAAATGAACTGAATCCTGTGTGCGTCGGTGTGGATGTCGGTCAGATACACGACCCTACTGCACTTGCGGTGGCTGAAGTACGCCAGGTGCATACGGGCAAGTTTCGTTACGGCAAGGAGTTTCTGGTTCCGGCCCATGTCGATGAGCAGCTGCTCTTCCACAAAGCCGTCGATGCCGACCCGGTGCTGAGAAGCGAGTACACCATTCGGCATATCACGCGCCTGAAGCTGGGGACTAGCTACCCTGCGGTTGCTGTCCACCTTGCCGATATGCTCTGTAACCCCATGTTTGCCCATCGTGACGTACGGTGCCTGATTGATGTCACCGGCGTTGGTAGACCGGTCTATGACGATCTCGTAAAAGAAATTGAATTGCGCAAGGGGTATGGACTCTTTATTAATGGAGCATTTCAGATCGGAAAAGGCTTTGAGAAGATAGTGGTCAAGCCCATCACCTTCAGCCACGGGGAAAAGTACAACCGTTCTACTGGCGTGCTGGCGAAGGCATTCCTGGTCTCGCGGCTACAGAGCCTGCTACAAGGCGAGCGCGTGCATGCCCCTGACACAGCAGAGGTCAGAGCGATGCTGGAGGAGTTGAAAGTCTACGAGATCAAGCTGACCGATGACGGCAAAGATCAATATGGGGCATTCCAGGTAGGCAAACATGACGACCTGGCCACGGCAACGGGTTTGGCGTGTTTAGAAGACCCGTTTAGCGAGCGGGTGACATATAGCGCGCGAGTGTATTAGCGATGAACGAGGAAGAGTTGGAAGCGTATCTACGCAAGCATACGTTCAATGGGGCAAGGCGAGAAGTGCGCGACGCATGGATGGCTTTATGGCATGTCGTTGTACGCGATATAGCGCGTTTGCTTTTGAAGATACTGGACATGTTGGGAGAATAATCGATGGATGTTACCCAAGAGAACGGATTAACCGAAGAGCAGAATGCCGCACTTGAGATCACCGAGCGATTTCTTGAGAAGCTGCATCGCAACGGCGTCTCGATAGAAGATGCGCTCTACGAAGCCTACAAGTTTTGCAATGCCGCGCTGCACGTGGATAGAGAGACCGTTACTCGTATGGATGTCTCAGCGGCCATCATTGGTCGAGCGGCCTTATCGGTCGGTATTCATCCTGATCAGCAGCGAGCAGCACGGATTAGCTATAGCCAGAGGGTCTATTAGGAGGTGCGTATGGACACGGAAGCGCCGCGTTACAAACAACTCAGCGAGCCACCAAAGAAGACGCATCAGCATGAATATGATGTCGTCGTATCGGATTGGATTGTGATACGTTTCTGCCCTGATTGTGGGATGGCATGGAAGCTCGAAAGTCCTTACACGGCACATCTATTTGTAGATGAATGGGTAGCTATTCGGGAGCCAACATCATGACGCAAGCGCCCACTCTCTCTAAAATGCCTGTACAGAGCCTGGCACAACCCACCTACGAGATCACCGAAGAAGATCGCGCCCGGCAAAAGAAGATTGCCCAGGCGTGGATAGCCTACCATGGTGAGCTCGACCCGCCGCTCAAAAAGATGGAGAACTCGCCCGACGATAATGTGCTCTCTAACCGCGTCAAACCGCCGGTACAGTCGGGTAAAGGCTTTCTCTTTGGCAAGGAGCTCGAGATCAGCGTCGATAAGGGCGCGCCCAAGGAAGCACAAACGTTCCTGGATAAGGTGTGGGGCAAAAAGGAAACGCGCATCCCGCTGTTGCAGAAGCTGGCCATGAACGGCGCGATGGCTGGATGCGCATTCTTACGCATCACGCCCTCAACCAGCAAGATACGTAGGAACACGAAGTACCGCCTCATTCCGGTTGACCCGGCTATCGTTTCCATGAAAACCGCGCCGCAGGATTGTGACACCGTACTCCTCTACTGCCTTCAGTATTCCACAATGGAAAAGATCAACGGTGTGCCCAAAGCAGTCTACTATCGCGAGGAGATCCAGCGCATCGACCCCGATGGCAACGCCTCGCGTGGGCAACCAGACGACGACGATACCTGGAGCATTCAGCACTGGACGCAGATATCCGCCAAAGGCGCGGAGCCGAAACTGACCGGCTGGCGTGCCGAGGGTCCGCCGATTGTGTGGAACTATCCCTTTCCACCGCTCTTTCACTGTCAGAATATGATTCTGCCCAATGACCCCTGGGGCGAGCCGGACGTGACGCCTGATCTGATCGGCATGAACAACGCGCTGAATTTGGATCTCTCTGACATCAACCGCACGGAGAAGATTTACGGCGGCCCCGTCCTTTATGCCACAGACACCGGTGATGGCACCATCGTGCATGAACCGGGGAAAATCATTAAACTGCCGCTCTCGACCAGTAAGATTGAAGCGGTGCATATCGCCTCCGATGTCGCCAACGCGCTCGCGTTTGCCGGTGATCTGCGTTCCGATATGGACGAACTGACGCGCACGCCGGGGGTCGCTACGGGCCGTATTTCCACCATGCCGCGCGGCAACCTCTCTGGCATCGCCATTGAACTGCTCTTTCAACCAGAGCTCATGAAGACGGAGGAGAAGCGCTGCACCTATGGCGAGCTGATTATCGATGTGTCTGTCGCCTTGCTCGTCCTGGGTGGCAAGAGTGGCGACATTGAGATTACGCTGGGTTGGCAGAATCCGTTGCCGCACGATGATTTACCATCGGTACAGGCAGGCATTTCCAAAAAAGAGATCGGCATTTCTGAAACCACCATCCAGCGCGAACAGGGCTATGACCCGGAAGAAGAGTTTAAAATCAAGCTGGATGAGATGAAACAGAAAGCGCAGCTGCTACAGGCCGCCCAGGACGCACTTCCGCCGGGGCTACCAGGGGCGCCGCCCTTGCCTAACCAGCCACCGCCAGCACCGCCTGTCGCGCCAGGAGCAGGAACTCCCCCGACCGCGATAGGAGGAAAACCAGCATGAAGTATCTCGTGGAGACCACAGAAGAGCAGTATCTGTTGCTTCGGCCCTTGCTCACAGAGTTTGACCGCGGCGGAACATCGACCCAAACAGGCCCGTGTGCGTTTGAGATTGACATCGCGCGCGACGGCTCAAACCTGGACGTGATCAAAGTCTTATTCAGTGCCATCCGTGCCGGGCAGGTCAAGAAATTCACGGTATGGGAGGAGGATGGATCGGTCCTCTCTGCCTCACGCTACGAGGGGAAGCCATGAGAATGGAGATTACCTGTTCGTATTGCCAGAGGTCCATTCTGCTCTCTGCGAACCAGCCTGTACGGTGCCTTTGTGGCACAGCCTATACGCTTCAGTTGACGACGAACCCAACGACTGCATCGGTGCTTAGCGTACCTGGCTATGGGTCATTCGAATCACAGCTTCCAAAGCTGAGCAGTGTACCCCAGGCCTTTCAGGATGCATTTGAGGGTGAGGAGTTGAGCCCATGAGCAAGAAGAAAACAGTGCTACCTGGGAAGAATGCCTACAACGTCGAGTATATGCTCGTCGGCTGGCCGGGACTCGCCAATGTGCGCATCGGGCATGACGAGGTCTCACACGACGAGGTATGGCTCTATCCCTCCCAGGCGCTTGCCTTGCTCACCTGGCTACAGCAGGAACGAGAAGAGTTAGAGCGATTGGCAAAGGAAGAGAAACATGAGCCTTGAAGATGCCGCCAACGCCCTGGCCTGGTGGCTCGTGCGACAGCCGTTCACGGTGGCCCCTGAAGTGTATGGACGGGAACTGGGAGAGGACCATTTTCGCCTGGGGACGGTGCAGGTGGCGCCCATCCCGAAACGGCGCATCTTTGAGGTGCTGCCACTGAGTGTACCCCGGTGCTATGAAGTGAAAGAAATGGAGGGCGCATGAGAGCATTCGATAGCCAGTACGACGACTGGGCAGTGGGCGATCTTGTGGTATGGGAAGACGACAAGGAGGCAGAGCCGATGAAGATCACGGAGATTGATGCCTATGAGCGCGTCCACTGGTCTGAAGGGGATGAAGAAGATCACCTGACGCGTGCAACCAACTTACTGAGAGTCAAGGAGCAATAATGCCAGAAGAACAAGCACAACCAGCACAAGCGACGATTGGCTTCCAGATCACGCCCGAGAGTGCGATCTTTAGTTTCAACCTGGGAAGCGGCCTGTCGCTGCGACAGGAGCTTAATGCTGAAGCCATGCAACAAATCTGCAAGATGTGGCTGGAAAGCCGTAAGGCGCTCATGAAGGAGCAGGCACTCGTGGCCGATGCGATGAGAACGAAGAGATGATACGTAAATGATAAGTTTGCTATTGTGAAAGTGAGGAAACCTATGCCAGAAGAACAAATCAAGGGCCGTGCGCGTATCTATCTCTCCGACGAGCTGGTACAGCACGCATCAGTCAAAATAGAGAAGCCGAAAGGCGGTCAAATCTACTGGGGCGAGATGGAGGTCAAAGAGCTCTTTGACCTGTTCGCGAGCTTCTTGCTCTTACCCGCGTCCTACAGCATTCTCGGGGTCTACTTTGAAGCCGTGATGTATCAATGGGTGATTATCGTAGAGAGCGCGGATATTCCCCTGCCTGAAGCAAACATGCTGCTACCGACGCTCATGGCTGTCTACGAAGTCACAGCAGATGGCAAGCCACGCCTGAGCGATTTTCACGTATGGAGGTGAGTTATGAATCATCCCGGATTCAAAGCGGTGGCCTCATCGATAGCCGCCAAACAGGGGATTAGCAAGGCGGCGGCTGCTGCTGTTGTGGCAAAATCTACCCGCAACGCCTCAGCAGCAGCCAAACGCAAGAACCCACGGCTTAAAAATGTCCCCAAGAAGAAAGGGTAACGAGACAATGCAACCAGAACGTGAAACAGCAGACACAGCGGCAATGCGGGAAGTCGCACTCAGGCAGCGTATCGAACGTGATTTTACGTATCATGCGCCCAAAGGCGATCAGGTACAACGCTACGCGCAACTACGCGAGAAGGCAAAAGAGTTTGCCCTCCTCATCGCAGATCTGACGCCCTATTCCCGCGAGCAATCCTTAGCATTTACGTACCTTGAGCAAGCGGTGATGATTGCCAACGCTGCCATTGCCAGGAATGAATAACTAGTGCTCATTGACTTTAGCAGAAAGATAACGTACACTTATGACACAGACACCACCAACGCCAGTGACACCCCCGGCGGGTGAAACTAGCCCACCAACGGCCCCGGCGGCCACTACACCTACACCCCAGGCGGGCGCAGGAAAAACACCAGACGACTATGAGCGCATGCTTGCTGAACTGCGTCATGAGAATGCGGGCCATCGCACCAAACTGAAAAGCTTTGAAGAGGCGGAGGCGCTGCGTTTGCAAGCCCAAATGAGCGAACTGGAAAAGGCGCAAAAGGCCGCCTCCGATTTGCAAGAGCAGCACGATACCATGGCCGCCAAACTCTTAGAGTCCAATGTGCGTCAGGACGTGGCCGACAAGGTAGACAAATTCAATTTCAGAGTCTCAGCAAAAACGGTGGCCAATTTCCTGCTGCACGACTGGGACGCGATTGAGTTTGACGACGCAACGGGCGAACCCACCAACATCGAAAAGCTGTTAGAGAAACTGGCAAAAGCTGAGCCTGGTATCGTGAAAGACGCAACTGAGCAGCAGCGTACCGCGCCCGCCATTCCTGGCATGAATCCAGGGCGCTCATCGATCCAGGCGCCGGGGGCACGGATTCCTGGCAAGATCCCCACTCTCTCTGACATTGAGTGGAAACGCTAACAACAACCTACATCGTCTTTTATATCTCTACTTGAGCGCCTTTTGAGAGGCATTGAGGTAGGGGTGATAGGAGCAAGGTCCTATGACCATTGCAGCGGGGACATTTACCCTGGCCGACTACGCGCTCTACAGCACTGAGCCCAAAGTCCAGGCCATTACCATGTCCCTCATTGATTACGGTAACGTCATCCAAGACGTGCCGATGGTGACCAAACAAAGCCTGATCCAGGCTGGCGTGCGTTTTGAGGGCAATCTCCCCGCCATCAACTGGGTGCCACTGAACGCCGAGGGGGTCTCCGTCCACGGCCAGCCCACGCCCTACCAGGAACAGGTCTACATCATGCGTGAATACGTGGATGTCGACAAGTACATCGTCCTGGACCAAAACCAGATCACCGACCCCCGTGCCTCGCAGGCGGCGTTGGTCCTCAAAGCCCTCACCTATGACATTAATTTCAAGTTTTTCAAGAATGATCATGTGCCCGGCAGCGGCGGTGACGCCAACGCGCCGGTCGGTATCCGCTACCGCATCGATAACCCCTCTAACTACGGGGTGCGTCCAGAAAACAAGATCGACTGCGGCGGCGCGGCAGCTGACCTCTCCCAGACCGGCATGACCGCCAAGACGGGCGCGGCTTTCTTTGAAATGCTGGATCTCCTCTTGTGGTCGGTCGATTCCCCTGATGGGGTAGGCGTCGTGCTCTACATGAACGATTATGTCAGACGGCGCGTCAACTCGGTCATCAAGTTTATGGGCACCAGTGGTGGCTTTGACATCACCAAAGACCAGTTTGATCGCTCGGTCGCGCTCTACAGAAATGCGGTCATTCGTGATCCTGGCGTCAAAGCCGATCAATCGACCCGTATTCTGGCCGGTAACGCCATTGCGGCAGGCTCAGGCTCGGTGGGGGAAACAGCCGCCGGACTCGATTCCACGGGCGCCTCTGCCAACTTTGCCAGCATCTACGCCGTCAACTACGGGACTGATCACTTCTTTGGCTGGCAGTTTACCGACGGCCCCGATGTCAACGATATGGGTCTGATCAATAACGGCGCCATCTACCGTACCCTGATCGATTGGGCGGTTGGCCTCATGAATCAGTCCACGCGCTCACTCGGGCGCCTCTATGACATCAAGATCGGATAAAGCGATGACACCAGAAGAGAGTCAGGAACTGTTTGACGCGGTTTCCGCCATTTCGCAGCAAGACGTGCATCTGGGCCGCGTGCTGCACAGGATCATCTCCTACCTGCCAGGATTCGCACGTGTAGAACAACCCGCGCCGGAATTTGCGGCCCCGGTAGAAAGCGAGCAAGCTCGTGGCAACTGATGCGCTTCTCCAACTGCAAGCCAGTGTGACCAAAGTCGCGACCTTTTCGGGCGCACCGCTCATTCTCGGTGGTGGCACCCCTACGTACGGCCTGTGGGCACGCGTACTCTATAGCGCGGCCAGTAACGCCTCCGGCGCGAACTCCGTCGCCTTTTCCGTGGACGTGTGCTATGACGGTGTGCCGACCTTGTGGAACGTCGATTTTGTAGCGCCGCTGATTAACCTGTCGACCACCGTACAACAAGGTGAGATCTTCATCCCGTTTGAGGTGAACCGCACCTTTGTGTCAGGCGTCTACACGCCGCCACAAATACGCAGTACGGCAACGTTTGCCGGGGCGGGCGTTTCGCCCACCATCACATACCTGGTAGATCTGATGCTGTCCAGGCCTTAGTTTGTGAAAGGATGCACCCGCAATGGCTGTACGCTCGACAATGACCGCATTGATCTTGCGGGTGCGTTTGCTCATTAATGACACGCAATCGCCGCCGGTGTTTTTCGATCAAGATATCCAGGATGTGCTCGACGAGAGCCGCGTGGATGTGCTCAACGGCACGATGCGTTACCAGCCAACGTACAGCGGTACAACGATCCTGTTTCTGGACTACTTTACGGAACTTGGCGGCTGGGAAGATGGCATGCTCTTAAAGCAATACCTGACGGTGCTGGTTACGCCCTCGCTCGTCGAGCCGATTGCAGGGCATTTCCAGTTTGCGGCATCGACCTTCCCGCCGGTGTTCATCTCAGGCAAGCTCTACGATGTGTACCGCGCGGCCGCTGATCTCTTAGAGCGTTGGGCGGCCAAATGGGTGCTGCGCTACAACGTGAACGTCGATGGGCAAGGGTTGCAGCGGAATCAGGTGCAACGCGGTTTGCAGACGCTCGCCACCACCTACCGCAAGAAGCAGCGTGCAGGCACGATTAGCATGATGCGCTCTGATCTTGGGGGCAAGGCTGACCAGCTTGCAACCGCGCTGGGGCCGCAAGAGATCGATCGTATGGCGTCAGGGTAACAGGAGGACGTGCTCATGCTTGATGCTGCTGAACTTGCGCAAATCCAGGCCGATGCGGCCTCCGCTGCCTGTGACCTGCCATGCGTGATTGAGCGGGCACAAAACACGCTGGGTGCCGGTGGCTATACGACCGCCTGGAATGTGGTGTCACCACCTGGACTGAAAGCGGGCATGACGGAGCCATCCGGCGGGCAGTTGGCCAATTACGAGTACATGGTGGGGGACCTGGCTATCTGGCATATTTGCTTCCCGTTTGGGACCGATGTGCAGGAACTTGACCGCCTGGTGATCACGGGCAAAGATGGCACCGTGCAGACGTTATCCGTGATCAAGCGCTTGACCCCGCGTTCGTATGCGGCGCTCACCAGCGTCCTGGCAGCGGAGTAGCCATGATTGATTTTCACGCGAGCATGGACCCGGAATCACTGGCAGAGATTGTACGCTTAGCAGGCTTTGAAGCACTGCTTATCCCGGAAATCGCGGGCGGGTTGGTGGCCTCAGGGACGTTACTTGTGGCGGCAGCGCAAGCAAAAACCTGGGAAGTGTTCGCGAACCCAACCGGGCGACTGGCCAGCACCATCTACTTCTACGTGATCAGTCCCAAGGAAGTAGCGCTGGCCGTCGGTTCACCGTATGGCAGGCGTCGAGAGAAAGGCTTTTCCGGCATGACCGATGCACTGGGGCGCTTCTATCCGTACGACCCGGCCAAACCGTACCTGGAGCCGACGATGCAAGAGCAAGGGCCGGCGGTGCTGCAGCTGATGGAAACAGCCACCGATACGGCTCTCGGAAGGGTGGCTGTCGGATGAACAGTAGCCGCTTAGCGATTGCGCAAGGCATGCAGCTGCTCTTGCAGGGGGTGACCAACCCGGCCACGGGGCTCGTGCTGTACCAGGATGTGAAGCTGGGCGCGTATTTCAGTAACGCCATGCAGAACTTCGCGAGCTGGGCGGAAGTGGCCTTTTTCGAAGGCAAGAGTGGCCCGGCAGGCTCAGGTGGGAATCAGATCGGCTGGCGCATCGCCGACGAGGTGACATTTTCGGTCGTTTCCGGCTGGGATTATGAAGTGGACAGTACGGCAGCCATGACCAATGCGCTGATCGCCATGGACGTGCTCTTGCCCATCCTACACAGTCACGTAGTCATTCCGAGTCCGGGTAACCCGGCGCAAGGGATTGCCAGCGTGTATAGCGTCCTGGAAGAGCAACCAGACCGCGCCATTCCGGTGCGCATGCCGACGGGGCACGTATACCTGCTCTGGCATGTCTACTGCTGTGTCCGGCAACAATATAATGTGACGCTGGTTTGAAAGGAAGTGGGCCAGGATAGAGTCGAACTATCTGCTTCCACCTTATCAGGATGACACTCTAACCGATGAGTTACTGGCCCATAGCCCTGATTGGAGTTGAACCAATGCCTTCGATTTATAAGATCGATGCTCTTAACCACATGAGCTTCAAGGCTCTAGCAGACTGGGGCAGGGAAACCGTCGTTTCCCGCTTGTCCAGTCCGCCCCCTAAGCTGAAGTAGTCCCGTCGGGCTACCCAGCATAGGGCAGCTCCCAGTAGTGGACTCGAACCACTATACCCGAAATTAACAGTTTCGTGCCTTACCGTTAGGCTAACTGGGAATACAGGGCAAGTATAGCACAAGGAGGCACGTATGGCCGATATTCTGACCTTGTACGCACCGGGGCCGATTCCCGGCATTCCGGGCGAGTCGCATGGACCGGGTACGTTCCTGGTGGACTTTGCGGCACGTACCATCGTGCCCTATCCACCCACAGCGGTGCCAGAGAATGATGTCGTTGATCCGGTAGTGAACGTCGATGAAGAGCAACCCGCGCCCTAGTTGAACACATGTCTTGTATCTTGACCCCAGCGCCTTTTGAGAGACGTTGCGGTGAGGATGATAGGAGTTATACATCATGCCAGTTCCACCCGTTGTGACCGGCCTTACCGGACTCTCGCAACAAGTCCGGGTGTGTATTGAAAATACCCCCGGCGAGCAATGGCTGTTACCACAGACGGCAGGCGCCGCCACCATGAGCCTCAACGTGCAGCCCAACGCGGCAGGGGCGCTTACGACCGGCATGCAGCTGCACGTCTACGTGATCGGCAATAGCGGCGCTGGCACCATGACCTTTACGGGTACCGCGCCCATCTCCGGTAATGCTGTGGTCTCGCAAACCTACCACATCAACCCGGCGCCGCTCAACAACCAGGGCTATAGCGAGTTCACCACAAGTGAAGTCTTTGCGACGGTCACCGCTTCCAATATCACGCTTTCCGCAGGCATGCTGCCCTGTCAGATCATGATTTGCGGTAGCCCGGCGGGTAAGTTCCTGGTGCCCATTACGGCTGACGCAGAGGAGAAGATCGGCAAGTTTGCCCCCACCGATAAGCGCGGCATTTTGTTCAAGAATATCCGCGTCATGCAGACCGTGAAGGGCGCTACCCTCGACAAGTTCGACTGCGTGCTCTATCCCGATAGCCTGTGGATGCTGTACCTGCTCGTCAACAACAACCCAGTGGTGACGACCGTGCCTGCCGTACCCGTGACGCTACTCGCGGCCACCACCAAAGCGGCCACCATGACACTCACGACCGCGCCAACAGCCCCTGGCATGTTCTTCATTATCACGCCCGCCGCTAACTCAGTCACCGGGACCGTCGTGCTGAACGGTAAAGACATCTACGGCAACGCGCAGTCAGAAACCATCAACATCGGCGCCAACAACAATGTCGTCTACAGCACCAAGCGCTACAGTTCGCTGAACGTGCCGGGGACCAGCCAGTTCGCCACCACCGGCTTATCGGCTGCCGCCACGCTTGCCGTCACCGGCGTCTACGCCTGGACGTACACCTGCACCTGGGACGGGTTGACCAATACCACCACCTCCTCTGCCAGTATAGAAATCTTCGATGGCGTGATGGGCGTGAAGCTGCCCTTTACCATCTTTACCGATGGCGTGTTCGACTGGCAAAAAGAAAAAGAGGTCATGTTCACGGCCAAGGGCGTGGCGCAGGATTATCTGGTGATTGGCGATCCCAACCCAACCTCGTACCCATCAGGTATCAACCCGTTTGCGACGCTGGCACAACCGGTGAGCATGCCGGTAATCGCCTGGCCTGGCACGTTCTTCATTGATCCGCTGCCAGGAGGGGTACCGCTTGCCACACAGGATGGCTCGCTGGTGGCCTTTAAGGCGACGATCAACACTGGCCTCAAGCCCTACTACACGGGCGACGGCATGCAGCGCTGGTCACAGGTAACCCGGGCGAGCGAGCCCGATTTTCTGATTGACGCGACGCTCGTGTTCCAGAATTACCAGTATTATGTCAACTACTTCAAGCCCAACGCCAAGTTGGTGATGGGGGCGAGCTTCCAGGGCAGCTTACTTGGTAATATTGCCGGGGTCAGTTACTACGAAAACATGACCTGGACGTTTCCGGCCAAAATCGACACCTTCAAGCCTGAAATGAGCAAGAACCCGGTGGAGGGCGCGCTCAAGATCATGGCCGAGTATGATTTCGGTTTAGGTTACGGCTATAAAGTGTCGATGACCTGCCAGTTACCGCCCACGTACACTTCATGACCATAGGCCAGGAGCATCAGGAGGATACTTTTTCATGGCAAGAGTTCGCTTTCTAGTAGCAATCATTAAGGCAATGGATTCAGGCTTCTTTTTCCTGCCTGTCCATCCATTGTCTCGATGGAAGGGTTTACGTTTCATGCCAGTTCTCGCTGCTGAGACTTTTGCTCCTACTTCTGGCGGGCGTTTGATACCTCGCCTTGTATCGGCTATGGCTTGTATTTTAGCCCTTGCCTCAGGAGTATGTTTTTTGCCAGTATTGATCGCTACTAGCTTGGCTCTTCCTTCTGGCGATGGTCCTCCTCCTAGTCCTCCACGAGCGGTGTTAGTGAGGTGGCAACCTTGAGCACGATAGTAGTCAATCCAGTAGCGTTCTCGCTCTGGCCACAAGCCAATAGAAACCTCTTCAATAGCCTGTATGACGGGTTTCAGTCCACGGCTTTGAAGATCATGAATCCAACGCTGCTTGTAGGTATCGTCGGTTTGTCGAAGGTGTTTACTCAAGCGCCCACGAAGGTTATTTGCCTTACCAACATAGCGGATTTCCTGGGTTTCAGGGTCAATCAACACATAAATGAAGGTAGTTTTCGGCACGAGGTTGCCTTGCGGGGTATCCTGGGGTATCATGCTCATGATAAGGGTCACTCCTTGTCCGGCTCCGGCTGTTATCAGCAGCGCGGGGCGTCTTCATGTATTACCCCTACAGTATACCATAAACCCGCTCCACAAGCAACTCCATGCCCTGTTATAGAAAGGACGTTTCCATGAGTGCCAATACCTTTACCATCACCGGCAAGCCGCTGAGGCCCCACGAATATATTGTGGTCAAGCGCGAAATGAACGCTGGGGATGAAGCGTGGATCACCAACCATAGCGCGACCATCGGCGGCACGAAGAAAAAGCCGGAGGTGAACCTCACCCTCGGGGATATTAAGCTCGCGACACTCAAGCGCATGATTGTGTCCTGGAATCTGACCACGGAGGACGAGAATAGCGGGCAGCAAGTGCCCATCCCGCTCTGTGAACAGGCCATTGAGGGCATGCCGCGCCGCATCAGTGCGTATGTCAACAAGATCATCGACGAGCTGAACCCCGAGGAGGAAGAGTCAGACGAGGATTTTCCGGGAGGTGCGAACGGTTCTTCAACAACCAGCTCGCACCCGGAGAAACTGGTCCCCTTGAAGCCTTAGAGATCCAGGTGTGGAACGCGTTTGCGGGCTACCTGGACATCTACGGCGAGCCACCGCCCGCGCGCAAAGTACGGCGCGTCACGCTGTACTTACAAGAGCAGAACAGGTATGAGTATGAGCAGAGCCTTGAACAACAGCGCAAACTGGAAGATGCCGAACGCGAGCGCGACCGCAACGCCCGCATCTCGGCCAGGGGGCGCTAATGGCCGGAACTGATCTCTACCTCCGTATCCTGATTTCGGCCCAGGATAGCGCGTCAGGCGTCATAGGAACTGTCGCGGGCGGCCTCTCGGGCATCGTCAGCGGGCCGTTTAAGCAACTGGCCAAT